GATTAAAAAAAGCATCTAAAAAATCTAAACAAAATGTTTTAGATTATGAAGGTCAGGCAGCAGGAGTAACTCCTATGCGTAATCCAATAAACCAAAGAGATAGAGAATCAGATAATCTACCTACAGTATTAACAACACCAACAATACAACCAAAACCAAAACCAATAGTAGAAGTTAAAAATATTGGTGGTAGAGATGTTCAAGTTCAAGCACCAACTGAAGCAGAGATGGCACAAGCAGAAACAGATAAAAAAGAAGAATACGATGTTAGAAGAACAAAACGTAGAGGTAGACGTATGACTATTCTTACTCCAACTGGAGGAGTAAGAGGAGACTTCGTACTTGGCAAGCCAACATTATTAGGATCATAATGGCAAAAACAGATTTAACAAAAACTATCATGGCGAGATTTGATCGCCTTAAAACTGGTAGACAAAACTGGGAAACACATTGGCAAGAAGTTGCAGATTATATGCAACCTAGAAAAGCAGATGTAACCAGAACTAGATCACGAGGTGATAAAAGAACAGAACTCATTTTCGACTCCTCTCCAATACAAGCTGTAGAATTGTTAGCTGCATCTCTTCATGGGATGTTGACTAACCCTTCTACGCCTTGGTTCTCACTAAGATATAAGGATGAAGGATTAGATTCAGATGATGAAGCTAAACTTTGGTTAGAAGGTGTTACTGATACTATGTACACTGCTTTCAATAGATCAAACTTTCAACAAGAAATATTTGAACTGTACCATGATCTAATTACATTTGGTACAGCAGCAATGTTTATAGAAGAAGATCAAGATGATCTTTTAAAATTTTCTACAAGACACATCAATGAAATTTATATCACTGAAAATGATAAAGGTAGAATAGATACAGTATACAGAAAATTTAAAATTACTTTGAGAGCTGCGTTTCAACAGTTTGGTGAAAACTTATCTGAAGAAGCAAGAAACAAAGTTGAGAAAGATCCATTTGATGAAATAGATATTTTACATGCAGTATATCCAAGACAAGACTTTGACCCTACAAAAAAAGATAAAAAGAATATGGAGTTTGAATCTACTTATGTAGAATATAAAAATGGTAATGAACTATCAGTAGGTGGCTTCATGGAGTTCCCTTTTGTAGTACCAAGATATTTAAAAGCATCGCATGAGATATATGGTAGATCACCTGCAATGACAGCTTTACCAGATGTTAAGATGCTAAATGAAATGTCAAAGACAACTATCAAGGCTGCGCAAAAACAAGTAGACCCACCTCTATTAGTTCCTGATGATGGATTTTTATTACCAGTTAGAACTGTACCGGGAGGACTAAACTTTTACAGATCAGGTACAAGAGATAGAATCGAACCACTAAACATTGGTGCAAACAATCCACTAGGTTTGAATATGGAAGAGCAAAGAAGAACTGCAATTAGAAATGTATTCTATGTAGATCAACTATTGCTACAACAAGGACCACAGATGACAGCAACAGAAGTCATACAAAGAAACGAAGAGAAGATGAGATTACTAGGACCAGTATTAGGTAGACTACAATCAGAATTATTAAAACCAATGATTGATAGATGCTTTGCAATATTACTTAGAAACAATCAGTTTGCTCCAGCACCTGAGTTTTTATCTGGTCAAGATATTGAAATCGAATATGTATCACCACTTGCAAAAGCACAAAAAGGAACAGAGCTTTCATCAATTACAAGAGCAATAGAAATATTAGGATCACTTGCAAATGTTGCTCCAGTATTTGATTACATAAACTTTGATTCTTTAGTCAAACACATAGCTGATCTTGTAGGTGTTCCACAGAAAGTTTTAAAACTACAATCACAAGTAAACGCTGAAAGAGAACAAGCAGCTCAACAACAAGAACAAATGGCACAGATGCAACAACTGCAACAAGTAGCCAAAGCAGGAGGAGATATAGCACCGCTAGCGAAAGCATTGCCAGATGAAGCAAGAGCTGTAGCAAATGCAGAAGCGGAATAGTATGGATCAAAAAGAACTAGAAAAAAAAATAAAACAACTACAAATAGATTACAAATCAATATTCAATTCAGATGAAGGCGTAAGAGTCATGGCTGATCTTGAAAAAAGATGTCACTTTCTTTCTACCACCAACATAAAAGGTGATAGTCACGAAAGCGCATATATGGAAGGACAACGCAGCGTTCTTCTATTTATAAAACAAATGCTGCTCACAAAGGAAAAATAAAATGTCAAACGAACAGATAACACAGGAAACTGTGCCTGTAGAACAGACAACTACAGAAGCACAACCACAAGCAACACAAGCAACTGTTGCCAAAGCAGACACACCTGCACCACAACCAACTCAATCAACTTGGAAAGATTCTATTAGCGAAGTCTATAGAAACGATCCAAACATTGAAAAGTTTACAGAGATAGATGCACTTGCAAAGTCATACATCAATGCAACTAGAATGATTGGACAAGATAAGATGGTTGTACCTAATAAAAATTTTACTGAAGATCAATGGGAAGAAGCCTATGTAAAAATGGGTAGACCAGAATCTGCAGAAAAATATTCATTAGATGTAAAATCAGATGTTGTTTCTTTAGATGAACAAGCAATCAAAAGTTTTCAAGAACAATCTTTTAAATTGGGTTTGAACAATGAACAAGCAAAAGGTGTTTTAGATTTTTATAAAAACAATATGGAAGCACAAACTCAACAAGCAAAAATTGATGCAGAAACATCACAAGCTCAAGCTCAAAACTTACTTAGACAAGAATGGGGTAGAGATTATGATTCTAATATTGCAAAAGCTAAATCATTAGCCACTGCCAATCTCTCACCAGAAATTTTTCAAATGCAACTAGCAGATGGAAGTTTACTTGGAGATAATGTTGATGTCATCAAAGGCTTTGCAAAGATTGCAAACATGATGTCAGAAGATAAAATATTATCTACAGAGTCTGAAAATATGGATAGAAGTCAAGATATTCAAGCTGAAATAGATCAGATTATGAATGATAAGAATGGTCCATATTGGAACTCTTCTCATCCAAATCATGATAAAGTTGTTCAACAAGTTTATACTATGAGGGAGATGTTAAGTGGAAGCAAGTGAGCATCTTAATAACGAAGAGATTAGACTTGAGATTTTAAGGATTGTTAAAGAAACAGGCACAGAGTTTCAGAAACAAGACCCCTTGCCAATCTGTGAAATTTATTATAAATGGATTAAAGGTAAGACAATTCGTAAGAACCTTACTGGCAAGAAGGAATAGACTTCTAGTCTAAAAG